AGTGCGGGAAGATATGAGACAGTTGCTTGACCGTCTTGAACGGCTGGACCAAAAGATAGACAAGTTGATTGCAAATAATGCCTAGTAAATCTGCAAAACAGCATCGTTTGATGGCGATGGTTGCTCACGACCCCAAAGCAGCCAAGCGCGTTGGTATCCCTCAATCTGTGGGTCGTGATTACGTCGAGGCCGATAAAGGCCGTAAATTTGGTTCTGGAGGATCTATGAAAGAGTCAAAGGCGATGATGAAGAAGGAAGTGTCGTTCATGAAAAAGAAGGGCGCTCCGAAGTCCATGATCAAGCATGAAGAGCGCGAGATGAAGGGCGTGAAGAAGTACGCTCGTGGCGGCGGAATCGAGATCAAGGGCAAGACCCGTGGCAAGATGGTCAAGATGGCTGGCGGGGGCAAGTGCTAATGAACGACAAGAAAAAACCAAAGCCCCTACCGGCGCCGTCTGACGATCTGCCGCCTCGCGGCAATCTGCCGGATAAGTCTGTTATCCCGCCCGGTAAAGGTTTTGGTGATGACATTCCGCGCAAGAAGGAAGAGAAGCCCAAAAAAATGCGTAGCGGCGGTTCCGTTTCTTCTGCCTCCAAGCGGGCTGATGGTTGCGCGATGAAGGGCAAGACCCGAGGGAAGTACGTCTAATGCTACCGTCCCGAGGCATGGGGGATATCAACCCTAAAAAGGTTCCACGAGCCAAACGGCGCGGGGACGAGAAGCCTGTGATCGGGACTGGGAAGCCTATTAAGACGTACGCTCAGGGAGGTCTTTATGAAAACATCCATAAAAAACGCGCTAGGATCGCTGCGGGATCTGGTGAAAAAATGCGTAAGCCGGGTTCAAAAGGCGCTCCAACCGCCGAAGCCTTCCGTCAAAGTGCGAAGACCGCGAAGAGGTAAGAAGTAATGGTTGCCAAGACTACGGACACAACCGACTTCAATCTTGACCTCAACATCATTATTGAGGAAGCCTTTGAGCGTTGCGGGTCTGAGTTGCGTACGGGTTATCACTTCCGTACGGCTCGGCGTAGTCTTGCTTTGCTTTTGATGGACTGGGCCAACCGGGGCATTAATCTCTGGACGCTGGAAGAAGGTACGCACGTTCTGACCTACAACCAAGGGACGTACGACTTGCCGGTAGATACGGTGGACCTGCTTGACCATGTGATTCGGACTGGGACCGGCACCAATCAGCAAGACATCAACATCTCGCGCATTTCGTCCAGTACCTACCTTTCTATCCCGAACAAGAACGCGACGGGCCGTCCGATTCAGATTTGGATCAATCGTCGCACTGGGGCTACAGGTGCAGATGATGCCGTGGTCTACCCGCAGTTCACGGTTTGGCCGAAGCCCGACAACAGCACGACTTGGACGCTTGTGTATACCCGCCTGCGGCGGATGTTTGATCCCGGTACGGGTATCAACGGGCAGGATGTTCCGTTTCGCTTCTTGCCCTGTCTCGTGGCGGGGCTGGCGTACTACCTCTCTATGAAGTTGCCGGAAGCGTTGCCTCGGATGCAGATTCTGAAGGCCCAGTATGACGAGGCTTGGGATCTCGCTTCGGGCGAAGACCGTGAGAAGGCTGCAATTCGCCTAGTCCCGAGAGAGTCATTTTTAGGTGGATATTGATGGAATGTATTTCGCGTAGAGACGCGATACAACAGGGGTTAGCAAAATACTATACGGGGAAACCGTGTAGACGGGGGCATATTGCCGAACGCTATACAGCAGGGGCATGTATTCAATGCGTGAGTGAAAGAAAAGCGGAGTTGTATCAACAGCGGCGCGAACAAGTACTTGCGTATATGAAAGTACAAGGCGCGGTCTATAGAAAAAATAATCCTGAGAAACGGGCTGAGAATTCGCGTAGATGGCGAACTAAAAATAGGTCACGACTTAATGAATTGTCTCGCAAACGTTACGCTAAAAATCCTGAAATTCGTCGTGAAAGTTCCCGTAGAAGTTTTTTAAAACGCCGCGACTTTGAGAGGGAGCGCACAAAAAATTACCGCACCGCTAATAAAGGTAAAATTAATTATTACACCGGTAAGCGTAAAGCGGCTCGGCTTCAACGTACTCCCTCATGGCTCACGCCCGAAGATAAATGGTTGATTGAAGAAGTGTATGATCTTGCTACAAAACGTACTCAAGCAACTGGGGTATCATGGCATGTGGACCACAAGTATCCGCTACGAGGTAAAACTATATCTGGACTTCATGTTCCGCTGAATCTTCAGGTAATACTGGGGTCAGAGAACTCGCGAAAGGGTAACAAGGTGTACCATGCCTAACCGGTTTGCAAGTGGCAAACATGCGATTGCTGAGTGTGATGTATGCGGTTTCCGGTACAAACTCAAGCAGTTAAAGTCGCTTGTAATCAAGACCAAGAACGTGAATATTCTGGCTTGTTCTGAGTGTTGGAATCCGGATCAACCTCAATTACAGTTAGGTCTTTTCCCAGTCGATGATCCGCAGGCGTTGCGTAACCCGCGCCCAGATGTGAGTTACTACGAACCGGGCAATGATGGTGCAGGTGGTAGTAGAATGATTTACTGGGGCTGGAACCCCGTAGGTGGGGCCAGTCAGTTTGATGCGGCTTTGACCCCTAACCCACTTGTACCGGCTGTTGAAGTAGGTAATGTAACGGTCAGTATGACCTAGGAGATTTGTGATGGCTATGAGTAAACTTGAGAAACACGCGGCTCTTCCGGCGAGCAAGGCTCACGGTCCGGGTCGGGTTAAGAACATGCGTGCTGGTGGCAAGACCAACAGCGAAATGAAGAAGTACGGGCGCAACATGGCGAAGGTGATGAACCAGCGCAGTCCTGTCCGTAAGTCCAGCGGCCCGAGGTAAGTGTCATGGGGAAGCCTGATTTTAAGTTCTTCGATTGGAGCATGAACCCAATCGGCAAGTACAAGCAGCCGGAGCCTAACAGCCACTCGACCGGTACCAACGGGTATCCTGAAAAGGATGTCAACAAGTACGTCGTCAAGAAGCAGATGCAGGGCGCGGGCGCGGCTACGAAAGGCAAGACCTTCTCGGAGTGCAAGGAAGACTAATCCGTGAATTACGCTACTCTCGTAACGCTGATCCAACAGTACTGTGAGTCTACGGAACAGACCTTCGTAGACAATATCCCTACGTTTGTTCAACTTGCGGAAGAGCGGATTTACAACACGGTTCAGCTTCCGGTTGTCCGTAAAAATGTCCTTGGGAATGTCACTGCGAGTACGCAGTTCCTGTCGATGCCGAGCGATTGGCTCTCGACGTTTTCCTTGGCCGTTATTGACCCGGTGACGAACGAGTACGAGTACCTGCTAAACAAGGATGTGAACTTCATCCGTGCGTCGTTCCCTGACCCGACCTACGAGGCCAAGCCGCAGTACTACGCAGTGTGGGACGAAAATACCTTCGTTCTTGGACCTACGCCTGATCTGAACTACAACACCGAACTCAACTACTACGCCTACCCGACCTCCATCGTGACAGCCGGGACTTCTTGGCTGGGAGACAACTTTGAGTCGGTATTGCTGTATGGATCGCTGCGTGAGGCTTATACCTACTTGAAGGGCGAAGCCGATATGATGCAGTACTACGAGCAGAAGTATCAGGAGTCCCTCGGGTTGCTCAAGCGGCTGGGCGATGGGTTGGAGCGGCAGGATGCGTACCGTTCTGGGCAGGCTCGCACTGTGGTCAATGGCGGTTAATACATAATGGATGCAAGTATTGAAATTGGGCAGGTCGAGGTTTTTACGTCCGATAATCGTGGATTTACTGCACAAGAGATGGCGGATCGCGCCGTTAATCGCCTGCTACGGATTAATAGCCGTTCGGAACTGCGACGGGTTTTGGTGGAGTATTTTCAGGAAGCCCAAGACTCTGAGCGGATGACCCTGCGTAACAAACTGGTCGAAAACGGCTGGACTGACGCCGCATACCTTTTGGGAGATTGACATGCCGATTACGCAAGGGGCCACTACGAGTTTCAAGGTCGAGATCCTTGATGGGGTACACAACTTCGGGGTGGGGGTGATCCGCGCCTCTACGGCTGCGGACGTGTTCAAGATCGCCCTGTATACCTCCTCGGCTACGCTCAGTTCGGCCACTACGGTTTACACTACGTCTGATGAGGTTTCCTCCTCTGGCACGAACTACACGGCGGGTGGGCAGACTTTGGTTATCTCGCAGGTGCCTACCTCGACCGGCACGACTGCTTGGCTTGATTTTGACGACGTTACGTGGCCTTCCGTTACCCTGACGGCGAACGGCGCGTTGATCTACAATGAGACTCAGGGCAACAAGGCTGTGGCGGTGCTGGCGTTCGGTTCGGATAAAACGGTTACTGCGGGTAACTTCACCATTCAATTCCCGACCCCCGCCTCGACCACGGCTATTTTGCGTATCGCGTAAACCATGACTGACGTAGAAGTAACGGGGGTTTCGGCAACGGTATCTGTGGGAACGGTGAACGTCTGGGCGGTAATTAACACTAACCAGACTCCGAATTGGACTGAGATCTCCACCCCGCAAACGCCAAATTGGACCGAAATCCCTACTTGATAGGAGTATAGCCCGTGCCATCAACTTACTCGACTAACCTTGCCATTGAACTGATCGGAAACAACGATCAGGCCGGTACGTGGGGCAACACGACTAACACGAATCTTGGCACGCTGATCGAGCAGGCTATTTCAGGTTACGTCACCCAAGCCGTTTCAACCGGTACAGATACCACGATCACGATCCCGAACGGCGCGACGGGTGTCGCCCGGAACATGTACATCGAGTTGACCGGCACGGGCGGAGCCAGCACGAACCTCATCGTTCCTGCCAACAAGAAACTGTATTTCATCTACAACAACACTTCGTCTGGTCAGGTCACGGTCAAGGTAGCCGGTCAGACTGGCGTGTCGGTTCCCAATGGCAAGAAGATGGTTCTGGTGTCGAACGGCACCGATATTGTCACTGCCGAGAACTACGTCGCTTCGCTATCTACCGATAATCTTTCTCTGACGGGAAACCTCACCCTCTCCGGCGGCACCGCCAACGGCGTGTTGTACTTGAACGGGTCGAAGGTGGCGACTTCGGGGAGTGCGCTGACGTTTGATGGGACGAATTTTGGTGTTGGAACAACTAGTCCAACAAAAAAGATTGATGCAAGGGTAAACACGGCGGGCGAAGCCGCGCTGGTTTTGATAAGCAACGACAACACGGCTGGAACAGGTGGGTCTCCGACTGTTGCGTCATTAGAATTCGCAAGTTCTGGCGTAGCAAAGGCTTCTATTGCCGCCGCTGTGTATGGCAACGATTGGCTTTCGTTCCGCACTGGTAGCAACACAGAGCGGATGCGTTTAACCACCTCTACCTTGTACACCGACTCCAGCATTAACGTCGGCATCGGGACGAGTTCGCCTGCTGCAAAGTTAGAAATTAGGGATACCAACGCCACTGCAATTTTCAGCAACTCCGCTACTCGCTTCGGGTACGTTCAGTGGGAAAACACTGGTGGCGAACTCCGCATAGGTACTGACGGCGTTTTTGGTCTGCGGTTTGATACAAACGCACAACGCAGAATGACCATCGACACCTCCGGCAACCTCGGCATCGGGACGAGTTCGCCTGCCGCAAAACTTGATGTAACCGGAACCTTCAACGGCACACAGGCCGTTTTTGGTAACACCTCTGGCCGTGGTTTGCTTATCGGCACGGCTCTAAACGGCGGTACGAACGAAGCAACAATTGTTCTAAATGCGCGTGGTGCTGGCGCTGGAAGATTCTTATTTCAGACTGACGGCACAGACCGTATGGTTCTTGATCAGTACGGCAACCTCGGCTTGGGCGTCACGCCGAGTGCGTGGGGGAGTGTTAAAGCCTTTCAGGTTTCCAGTGCTTCTTTTGCTGGAAGCACCGCTGCAACAGATATCGGCGCAAACTGTTATTACGACGGCTCAAATTTCCGCTACATAACCACAGCCCCCGCGGCTAGGTATCAGCAAAACGTCGGAGCAGCGTCGCATTACTGGTACACCGCCCCCTCCGGCACCGCAGGCAACGCAATCTCGTTCACGCAGGCGATGACGCTGGATGCGTCGTCCAATTTAATGGTCGGCGACACCACCGCAAACGGAAGGCTGACGGTTAAGCGTAGTACCGATGGGACAATTGGGTATTTTGACGGATCAACCACGCAGTTCCGTATTGACGTTGCCTCAAGCACCATCAATCTAAACGCACAGAACGGCAACGGAGTAATGGCGTTCCAGACGAACAGCACCGAACGCGCCCGCATCACGAGCGGGGGGAATCTGCTGGTTGGGACGACTGGCGGTAGTGTTTCAGCCCTTACCGTCGCAACCTCGGATGGCTCTGCGCCTTCAAACACAACTGGAAATAATGCGCTACGTTTGCGGTCTACGGCGTCGGCTGCCGTAGGAACAGGGCCGTCTATATTTTTTGAGGGCCAAACAGGGAATTCAACGCCGAATTACGGCTTTGCTGCAATTAAAGGATTTAAAGGGTCATCTACTCTTGAGGATTACTCTGGAGGTCTTGCTTTTTATACTCAGCCAGCCGGTGGCGCTACTATCATGGACGAACGCGCCAGAATCACGCCGGATGGCTATGCAAAGTTCAGTAATAATGGGACGTATGATAGCGCAAATGGTACGTACCATGAGTTTTATCAAACTGGAACAGGCCCTGCGCTGTTTATTCGCGCAACTAACGCAAGTTATGCTAACAATGCTTTAGGTGTTTCCGTAGATAGAAACACAACTAAT